ATTATAAACTCCACGGTGACTCCATTGACAGTTAAAACATTACCAGACCTGCTGACCAAAATCAATCAGTGGCGTCAAGAGCGCACAATATATCATTACCAAAACTCAGTCAATGGACCTAGCTACATGTTTATTGACATTTTTGGTGATATATTTGTGGAAGATTTTGATCGAGCTCTAGCACTCAAGCCTGTGGATACTCCAGAGCAAATTGCCAGTAGAAATTACCTTCAGGGTATAGCTCAACAAAGTGCCAGCCAAGGGCCAAACATACCTGAAATTGTCAAGCTGTTTGATTTCCTAAATGAAATGGATCGCAGGCGCAACACTGATTGGTGTGAAGTATTTCCGTGGTTGATTCCGGAATTTGCCAAATATGGGTTGACAACAACCAAAATTTAGTGTACAATAGCTTTATTGTCGTTAAACACCTATATAATGGCAAAAAGTGGTAAGAAATGAGCAGTATTTTAGCTCAAGAGTGAGGTAGTTACTAAGTATTTGTGCATGTGGTAAAAACAACTTAGCTGATCGTTAAGATCCAGTAGAAGATCACAATCTTAGAACCACAGCACCTCGGTTGTCGACGCCGAGTAATAAACAGTAGACATAGGTGCAGTGGTCAAAGTTTGTCCAAACTGAGATTGCTGTTTCGAAAGAGACCGTCGGAACGTCTCTTCGTTGACAACTAGTATTGATTGTGTTTGTAGTATTAAGGACAAAGAACACAGTCCAAGAGAGTATGCCAAAGAAGGCCCGAAGTCTCGCTATCTATATCTCTCATTGTCAATGCGCTCATCCTGAGTACCTCCGCTGAAGAGCCCAGTATGGTTCCAAGGAGAAAGACATGACTCAACAGTCAAGTAAACAACCAGCAGTAGATTTACGAGTATGGGCAGTTAAAACTTTTAGTTTTTTCTGTGTAATGTTTGCAGTGGTCATAGTAACCACTATTAAGTTAGATGAATTAGCCAGCACAAACGATGCCTGGCGTCAAGGATTTGTTTCAGCAGAAGACCGTACACGGCAGTTGAAATGCATGACCCAGAACATCTACTGGGAAGCCGCAAGCGAGCCATTTGAAGGCAAAGTAGCAGTGGCACAAGTAACAATGAACCGCGTGGCATCTGGGCGTTTCGCCAACGATGTATGCGGCGTGGTTTATCAAAAGAATGTATTTTACGACAAGGTAGTTTGTCAATTTTCATGGTACTGTGAAGGAACTCACAGAGTTCGTCCAGTGCATGCGGCATTGTGGAGAGAATCCGAAGAAGTGGCCAAAAAAGTATTGTTAGAAGGCTTCCGCTTGCCGTCGATGAAGACTGCTTTGTATTATCACGCCGACTATGTAAACCCACAATGGGGCAAACCAAAGATTGACAAAATTGGTCGACATATATTTTACAGTGAAAAAGGCGGACGCATATGACATTCAAAGAACGTGCTAATGCTTGGTTAGCTGAAAATTTACCAAAAGTAAGTGCTGACACTCTAGGTTGGTTGGCAGTAATTCTAATCCACTGTGCCACAATACCAACATTGTTGGCCTTGCTCACAGGACTCAGTGACAATGTGCCTAACTTGGATATTGTGCTGTTTATGTGGGCTGGCTTGGTCCTGCTGTTTGTTAGATCAGTGGTGCTCAAAGACACCCTTAATATCATCACAATTGGCACAGGCTTTATTGTACAAGCCGTAATCATGGCCATGATCTTGTTCAAATAACCTGGTTGACCAGAATCTCCGATTTTGCTATAATATTATAATAGTAAATCGGAGATTATTTTGACTAAATTATATCCACATTTAACAGCAGAACTTGACACTGAATTTTTGTACGACGATTTGGTACAAGCCTACATTGACAACAATCGCGACGGGCACATGCTCGCACAAATTCGAAAACAAATACAACAACGACATCGTGATCATGACACTTGGTTGATCAAACATGGTTACCAGTGCGGTAAAGATTATCAACAAACGGCCAATGGGTATCGATTTGCTTCACCATCCTTGGTTACTGCTTTTGTGCTAGGAAACTCACAATGACTTTAAGGTATGATAATCCTCAGTTGCGTAGACTAACACCAGCAGACGATGACTTTTGTATTATTTCAGGGTTTGCTTACTATCCACGTGCGGCCATTACTATTGAAAAATCATGCCCAAAAGATGTAGAACAAATAGTACAGTTGGCAATAAGCAAGGGGTGGATTACTGCTGAAGCGTGGATTAAAGATTCAGAATACTTGTGGGAGAAGCTTAGTGACAATGCATCTTGAAGGACCGTGGCTCAGTACCACTGGTAAGAAGAAAGGTCCAAAGAAGTGGGCCAGTTCTGAAGCCAAGGCTCATGCTGAACGGCTGGCACGTGAATGGCGTGAACGCGAAGCAGAGTGGAAAAAACTGGCACCCAAATTCAGTGCTCGAAACAACTCAGCAAAATCCAGCCGGCCACTGGAACCAAAACGTACTACTCCGTTAAAAAGCTCGGGTCCTAAGATTCCGCCGGGTCGAGAAACTCCTCAAATTAACAGCGTGGACACCGGCTGGGTAACCTGTGCTAAACCGCAGGATCAAACTTACACAGGTACAAAATGCAAAGGTGTGGGCACAATGCACAAGTCAAATGCTGTGCCTATTTTCAGCGACGAAGAGGCAATTGAAATAAGTAAAATGCGTCGTTAATGAAAGGATCGCACAACAATGAAGAAAAGTAACCAGTACTAATGGCCAAAGAAGAAGGATTTCGAATGGACGGGCAAGTTATTGATGTATTGCCCAATGCCATGTTTAGAGTAAAAATAGAAAACTTTGAAAAACCTGTAACAGGTGTTATATCAGGTAAAATGCGCCAGCACAATATCAAGATATTGCTGGGAGATACTGTAGAGATAGAATTCAGCCCATACGATCTAACTCGTGGGCGAATCACAAGACGCAGATAAGTAACTGTATGCGTAAAGAAATCAACCTAATAGAAGCCAGCACACGTCCAGCCAAACTGGAAACCACTCCTTTGCCTTATGCAGAAAAGGATCTAGAACCCGTGATGTCAAAGGCAACAATTGACTATCACTACGAACATCTTGCCAAGGGCTATGCCAAACGCTACAATGCCGATGAAGGCAATAGTGATTTTAACAGAGCCGGTAGCTTTTTACACAACAAATTTTTCCCACAACTGCGTGCTCCCAAAGGTGCCAACAAACCACGTGGTGCTGTGCTAGAGCTAATTGAAGCCAACTTCAAAACCTACGAAGATTTCAAACAAGCAGTAAAAGAAGCAGCAATGAAGATACAAGGATCGGGTTGGGTTTATCTCAGCACCGGTGGCGAAATCAAAACCATAAAGAACCATGCAGTACGTACAGATATATGCGTACTTATTGATTGGTGGGAACATGCCTGGGCACTGGATTATCAAAGTGACAAAGAAAAGTACCTGGACAATATTTGGAAAATCATCAACTGGGACGTTTGCAACGAAAGGCTATAAAATGACACTAGAACCAACAGCAGTAGACAAACTTAAAGATATTTTAGCAGAAGAAAACAACCCCAATCTTAAACTGCGTGTGTTTGTGCAAGGTGGCGGATGTTCAGGTTTTCAATACGGTTTTACATTGGACGAAACTCAAGCCGAAGATGACATGACATTGGAATATAATGATGTAAATGTTCTAGTGGACTCTATGAGCTGGACCTATTTACAAGGTGCAGTTATACGTTATACTGATGGCCCAATGGGTTCAAGTTTCAGCATTGATAATCCCAACGCACAAACATCATGCGGTTGCGGATCAAGTTTCAGCCCTTACTAATTCAAAATACCCGAGTCTGTGTTTTCTGGTAAATACTTGCCAGAGGACTTTAATCTATGGCTCAACAAATTATTAACGTAGGAACCGCACCCAACGACGGACTCGGCGATCCTATACGCACAGCATATATCAAATGCAATGACAATTTTGGTGAATTGTACAACCGTGTACAAGATACTGTGCCCACATCTCCTACTGGGTCTACTGGTGATTCTGCTGGAATGATTGCATTTGACAACACATATCTTTACGTTTGTGTAGCAGATTTTGACGACACCACAGAAATATGGCGTCGTGTAGCATTTGATACTAGCTGGTAATTAAATGGCAAAACCCATTTGGATCACTCCTGGCGGTAGTTTAGGAACTATACCCGAAGGTATATTTTTTCAATTGCCTTTGCTGGCCTACGATCCAGGTGACAACTTTACTGCTGACAGCACTGTGGGCTCTGCAATACTGACCAATGTCAGCACATTTGACGGCATCCAAACAGGCAGAGCAATTGAAGGATTAGGAATTCCCACTGACACTACTGTGTCTAGTTTTAATACCACTGCTCGTACAATTACTCTTAGTACCGCATCAACACTGACTTCAACCTCTGCCACTTTTACTGCCACAAGCACTGTGTTTTACGAAGTCATTGCCGGAACATTACCTCCTGGCATACAGTGCGAAGAAACAGGACTGATCATTGGTATTCCTCGAGCAGTAGTCAGTGTACAGGGTGTTCCTTTACCAGTAAACGAGGACATAACTTTTAAATTTTCAGCTCGAGTTTACACAACAAAAATAATCAATGGCGTTCAGTTGCTTGATAGATTAAACGATCGAACGTTTCAGTTAACAATCACAGGACAAGACACTCCAGAATGGATAACACCAGCTGGTAATATTGCCACATACTACGATGGCAGTCAGATTCCTGGGCTACAACTAGAATACACTGAGTTCGATCCAACTGATGTCACTGTAGTCAGTCTCAAGGCAGGATCGTTGCCACCAGGACTGACACTCAGTAGGTCTGGATTGATTTCGGGATTTATTACTCCGTTGAGCCCTGTTGATGCTACAGCTGGGTTCAGTAGAGATGGTCAAGGATACGACGAATACCCTTGGGATTTTTCCACCCGAAGTGTCAACACCAATTACGAATTTGTTTTGGAGTTGTCAGATGGAAAAGGCAATAATCTAAGAACGTTTAGTATATTTGTCTACAGCAAAGATTCGTTAACGGCTGACACTACAGATATTACAGCCGATAACACATTTATTACTGCCGACGTTAGTCCTGTGCGTGTGCCATTTATTGTGAGTCCTGCAGCTGGCAGTATTGGTAGAATACGCAATGACAATTTCTTTGCTGTGCAATTCGTAGGACTTGACCTTGACGGAGACCAGGTCGAGTATCAGCTGAGTTATGATTCTGGACAACCAGTGTTGCCTGGACTGTCATTGGATCCCGGTACTGGATGGTTGTATGGCTATATTCCCAGTCTCGGATTAACCGAGAACGTTTATAATTTCAATATTCGAGTCTACAAAAAAGACAATCCAACTGTGATCAGCAACAAGTATGTGTATTCACTGACCATTGTTGGACCCATTGACACTGATGTATCTTGGTTGGTTGACAGTGACTTGGGCATCATCAACAACGGTGCAACCAGCACATTTTATGTGGCAGCAGTCAACACCGCCGGAATACCATTACAATATCAACTAAAGTCCGGCAGTGACAGCAGTTTGCCACAAGGCCTACAATTGCTACCATCCGGGGACATTGCTGGAAGAGTAAGTTTCAATACTTTTGCATTGGATCTTGGGTCTACAACATTTGATGTCACATTAAATGATCTAGGAATTACAGGTGAAAATACCGAAACCACATTTGACATGAAGTTTACATTTACTGTAAATGCCTACAGTGTCAATGGATTGGTCAGTGTGTTTAAAACTTTCAGTATCACTGTCAACAGAGAGTACAATGAACC